CCCAATCGGCCAAGGCCAGCGCATCCGTGCAGAGATTGAACCAGGACCAGCAGAACGCCATACTCAAGAGCGTCGAGACATTGACCGCCCTCCAGGCGATGCAGTCGGGATTATCCGCAATCACTAACAGCGTACAGACCCTCGGCCTGGTGGATCAGGAGACCGCCGAGACCATGAAGAAATTAACCGCCGGTATTCAGCTCATGGTCGGAACCGCCCAGGCAGTAAAAGGGGTCGTGACATTATTCAACAGCCTGAACAGCGTCCTCAAGACCACCGCGATAGTATCCACCTTCGCCAGCATCGCTGAGAACCCCGCGAAGGGCGCCCTCGCCATCGGAGCGATGGGAGTGGCCGCGGGAGCCATCGGAGGCTATCTGTACAGCACCACGCAGAACAACACCACGACCAACATAACCGTCCAGCATGAGAGCACCGCACGCCAGGCGGAGACCCTGGTCGACACGGGGACCTGGTATTAATGGCGACCAATCTGAACGTCGGCGACAGCTACACGATAACCCCCGGCTCCGCGGGAACGGACGCGGCCACCAAGGGCGTCCCGCCCTGGATGGAATGGAGCGCGGGGACGGCATCAGGCACCGCGGAGCTCCCGTCGGGCTTCCGCAGGATAACCCTCGCGGGGCTCACAGCGGGCCAGGCGGCCACGATCCAGGACAAGTCGGTGGACATCGCCCCCGTGACCCTCCCGACAGATAGTACCAGCCCCTGGCGGTGCGCGATATTCGCACCCAATGGGGCGTATATCGTCATGAACGGCCTCACGGGGGTCCCGACCATCGGCACCCCGAGGGTCCGCCTGACGAGATCGGCACCGAGCCGGGCACAGATAAGCCTGGCAATCGGAGAGGGCACAGACAACGTTCTCGGTGCGACATTCAAGAGGTGGAGCGACGGCACCGCCCGCCCCATCGCCAGGGGGATGGAGATAACCGTCGAATACAGGGACGAGGACAGCAGGACCCTGGTGCCCGTATTCAGGGGCCGTATCTTCCAGATTGAGAGCGGCGAGGCCGTGACGATAACGGCGTATGACAGGCTAATGGACCTGTACCAGACCACGGGGCAGTATCTCTCCCACGCGGGGCAGACGCAGGGAGCCACGTCGCAGAGCCGCACCGAGGCGGGCGATAATTGGGTGTATGAAATGGGGGAGAGCATCGGCATAATCACGGGAATAGACGCGATTAACCGCCTGGACATAAACGCCCTCTCCGCATTGAGCACGAACCGCGAGAATACCAGCGACATCATTATACACCCCCTGCCGAGCGCGGGCGGAATCACACCCGTGGCAGGGGACATTATCTCCCGCATCCAGACCAAGCTCTCCGCCTACGTCCTCGGAGTAACCAGAGGCTCCTCCCAGGCGGGCTGGGCCGTAATAACTGTCGGCATCCAGGCCACCGTCTATATATTCGAGAGACAGGGCGCCACATTCGTCCAGAGGGCCACGGGCTCCGGGACAGCAGGAGTAGGAGCCTCGGCCAGGCTAACCCAAATATCCTCCCCTTTCGACGGAGAGAACAACGGCCAGGTCCTGGACATTACACTAAACAACCCCGTCACGATCGGAGACCCCGCCAATATCTACCTCGGAATCAAGCTCACCGCGGGAGTAACCAAGGCCGAGAATGTCAGTTCCATTAATAGGGTCTCCTGGGGAGCGGACAGGAGCACAGACAGGCCCACAGTATCAGGCACCTATTACAGGAGCGCCGACGGCTCCTCCTGGAACGAGTACACCGAGAGCGCCAAGACCGAGCTCGGGGCCGTATTCACGCACCAGGGTGCCAGCTTATCCCCGAGCCTCGCCACCATCAGCAACACGCAGATAAGCATAGCCAAGGCCAGCATACCCGAGGGACCAACGGCCACATACCTGACAACCGAAGAGAAGGGCGTCGGGATCCTGGTGGACTATTACGTCGTGAACAAGGCACCCCTCGCCGACATCATCAGGGAGCTAATAGAGCGGGCAGGATTGAACCCCTCCATAGGGAGCGCCAACCTCGGCCTGGTCACCCTATACACCCTCGCCACATCCGATTATTTAACCGCGGTCCACGAGATCATAGACGCCCGCGGATACGGAATTAAAGACACCATCATCGACGCGGGGACCATCGCCCTCCTGCCCGAGCATACGACCGCCGAGACGCCCGTCCTTTCAATCACGACGGACCCGGCGGCCGCAGGGCAGAAGATAATACTCGCCCACCAGCTGACAGCCCATTGGGCCGCCGAGAAGGCCACCGTCGCATACATCGCGGAGAACGCCACCGCCAGCGGGCTCCCGCTGGCCCTGCAGACCGACGACGGCCAGACGGACGGCTCGCTCATTGAGGCGCTTCAAGCACCGCTCTCCATAATCAACGTGGACAATACCCTGGGCTCCCATGACATGATGGCACACAGGGCCGCGGGAGCCATCAGGAAGCTCCACACCAACACGATAGAGGGCACGGTCACCCTCGCGGGGTACAGGCCCGGGATATGGGACCTGATGGGGTCCGGGATCGGAGGGCTCCCCATCGAGCTGAACGTCCCCGAGTACAGGGCCCAGGGCGTAGTGATCCCGACCGAGGTCGAGCTCGCGGACGGCGTGACCATAGCGAAGCTCGACAACATCCGCACGCAGGACAGGAGCGGGCTGGCGCAGAGCATGGGCCTCGTGGAGGGGAGCATAAGCAACGACGCGAGCCAGCTCCCCAAGACCGTCTATATATTCGGCAAGGCCGACGGAGCCAACCAGCTCGGCGGCACCTTCCAGGGGCTGACCGCCATAACCCTGGTGCGCGAGGACGGAACCACCCTCCGCCAGGCATCGGGCACATATCTGCGGAGCATCAGCGATGGCGCGGGATACCTGCACCTATTGGCAGTATTGCCGGAGGCGGCGGGGTCGTACACATCGACCTCACCCATCATTATGGCAATCGGGGAGATAACCACGGGCGAAGGATCCCAACATATCTCCGCGGCCATCGAGCCCCACTATATCCTCGACAACCAAAACATACACATCGACATAAGGCTCCGCAACCAATAAAACCGAGGACGGCGGTCTATTCAGCATGAAGGCAGGACAGACCGCCGTGGCCCTAATCATCATCGGGGCCATAGCGATGGCAGGAATAACCGCGGAGGACAGCGAGGCCAGCAGTACACAATATGAGGTAATCGTCTGGCTTTATCACGAATCGGGCACCCTTTGGAAATCGGAGACCGTGACCCCGGGCACCACCCTTAAGGAAATATTCGCCGGAGGATACGGAACCTCCGAGTATTGGGTGGACGTATGCACAGGCTACGAATGGGCGAAGGACAAGCCGATTAATTAGGACATGACCCTCCGCATATCAGGAGTACAACCCCCGCAGGAACCGACCCCTGAACCCCCCAACTATGACACGCTGTGGGTCCTCCTCGGGGGCGGGATCGTCGTCGCAATCATCATAGCCGTGGGCAGATTGACGACATAACCCCCCTTTTTAAATCCGCAGGGCTAAAACTTCCCCATGAAGTGGCCCTCCTTATTCAAGAAGCCAACCGTCTACGAAGCCCCCGCCAAGGGGCTGAAGGGCACCACCATCCGCGTGAGTGACAAGCGCAGGGCCACCGCCGACACATACCGGGAGAAGCAGGAGCTCGACCAGCACCGGGCATTTTTTGAGATTTATGAAGCGACCATAGCGGGCTCCATCATCGACACCGAGACGGACGACCTGTTCGCACAGGGCTGGGCGATCAACGGAGAGAACCCCGACGAGGTCGCCAAGGTCAGGGAGTACCTGGAGGCGGTCGGCTTCGAATCCGCGGTCAAGCAGATGGCGACGGAATCTAAAATCTTCGGCTTCGGCATCGCGGAGGTAGGTACACAGGGCGCCAGGCACGTCCTGGTCCCGCACACAACCCTGAACATCATCCCGATACACGACGAGGACGGCTGGCTGGAGGGTTTCGAGCAGAAAGGGAACAACAGCTGCGTCCTGGCCCAATGGAGGGCCAACCAGGTGGTCACCCTGGCCCTCCGCCCGAGCGCCACCACGCCCGGCATAGGCAGGAGCCAGCTCGCCCAGGCATACTCCGCCATCATCAATTATGAGGACATCCGCAAGGCAAACTGCGAGATGGTCCTGCGCATGGGCTACCCGACGTATGACGTCGAGTTCGGAGACGACGGCCTGGCCCCCCTCGGGGCATTGGAGGGCGACGTCGCGGACTTCGGTCCGGGATCGGTCATAAGCACCGCCCTGGGAACTAAGATAAACACCCTCAACGCCCAGGGAGTAGTCCAGGTCCAGACATACGCCGAGATGGCCCTGCAGGCGGTCGCCGTGGCCATGCAGGTCCCCAGGAGCATGGTCGGACTGGCCGACAACAGCGAGGCCACCGCCAAGGTCACCCAGGCCAAATATTTTAACCGCATAAGCGCCGAACAGAACCTCATCGCCCACACCATCCAGACCGCGTACATAGACAGGTATGTCCTGCCGGACCTCGGCATCAAGCGCGGCGCCATTCAGATATTTTTCAACAACCCGGACCCCGAGGCACAGCTCAAGAAGGCCCAGCTCCTCCAGATCCTGACCGCCCTCGACCCCACCGACCCCGAATATTTGCTGTCGGTGGAGGAGCAGGCGGAGATATGGGGCAAGCACCCCAAGGCCGGAGAATACGACACCGACAAAATGCAGGACATGCTCCTGGAGAGGGTCGCCCGCCACATCGCCGACATACAGGGAGCTCCCGCCGAGGATCCCAAGGAGGGCACCCAATGAGCAGGAGCCCCGTGAACCGCAGGGACCCCTCGGGCACCCGCGGGGTAGAACGGCGCACCATTCAGACAATGGGCCGCATCATCGACAAGTACACCGAGGCCATGGCGAGGGTCGCCTCCGGCATCGACGAGGGAGTCTCCGTCGCAAGGGACACCGACCGCCAATACAATCTGACCCGCCTACACGACGCCATGGTCTCGGACCTTCAGGTCGTAACCGAGGGCTGGATTAAGGAGACCAAGGAAGCGGCGGTCAGGAACACCGACAGGGTCCTCAACAATCTGCACACAGGAATCAAGCTCGGCAACATCGCCGTGCCCCGCGAGGAGGCCACCATGGTGGCCGTAGGAATCGACACCAACGTTCGCACCATAGCCGACGACCTCTTGAAGGACGCCGCCCGCATAGCGGCCGAGGGATACCAGCAGGGCCTCGGAGCGGAGCAGATAGCCCGCAACATCGAGAAGGACGGCGACACGATCAAGTGGAACGCCAAGAGGATGGTTCGCACCGAGACCATGAGGGTCTGCGACATCATCAGCAAGAACAGGTACGAAGCAGCAGGCTGCGACGGATATATGAGCTTCCCGACCGAGGACGACAGGCTCTGCACCAGGTGCCTCGAGTACGCCACGGGCGGAAGCGGGACCCGCCTGAAGGTCTACGGATTGACGGAGCCCATGAGCCTCCCCTGGCACCCCAACTGCAGATGCTGCAGGTTGCCCCACTTCGCAGACCAGGAGGCTCTCACGATATGAGCAGATGTAAAGGATATTACAACAGAGCGGGGACCATGTCCTCGTATGAGGCCACCGACGACGGCGGGCTCCTGGTACATGGGGTCATAATCATGGCTGCCGGCACATGGGTGGACATGCACGGAATCAAAACCACTTTCAGCCCCGAGGTACTCCAGGCGGGCGCGCTCAATTGGGCCGACAACGCAGTCTGGACGAGGCACGCGGGAGGGTCCCCGCGCAGCGTCACCGAGAAGGTCGGCGCAGTAGTAAACCCACATTACTCTCCAACCGAGGCCGCCGTAATAGGCGACGTCTACCTACACAACCAAACCGACGCATCGAGAGCCTGCTCCGCCCTGGTCCAGATGGAACGCGAGGCGGGAGGGATCAAGGACGTCAGCGCGGAGACAATCGTGGACATTGACAGGGATGGGAATGTCCTCGATGTAACCTTCACAGGGCT